CATTGAATCCGCTTTTGCGGATTGGCTCGTCACGGGCAGAACGCTTGAATTTAATGAGAGGGCTACGGCGGCATGTATGCTGCGCGAAGCGCTCGAAGTATTGGGGGTGAATGTCGATGAGGACTGATGTGGTGGAACAGGCTGTTGCGATTAAGAGGAATACCGAAGAACGCATCAACCATCTGACAATCATGGGTGCTGAACAGACCCGACTTTACTGCGAAGGAACTGGCAATCCTCCTTCCGCTGACAGCGGTGTGTTCCGCGATGGCGTAGAACCTTGGGAGGCCGGGAAGCCGTATGTGAAAAACGAGCTGTTTTCGTATAACGGTGCTATGGGCTTTGTAAAACAGGCTCATACTTCTCAGGCACATTGGATTCCGTTCTCTGTGGGAACAGAGTCGCTTTACGGTGCTAGACCCACTCCCGACGAAGAAGGAGTGTACCCTTATGTGTACAACATGGCTGCGGCTACCGACATGATGGTGAGAGACCCGGATGATGGACAGGTTTATGTCTGTATTCAGGACATTCCCGATATGCTCTATAAGCCGCACGAAATCCCGGCTCATTTTAAGAGGATGTGATTGAATGTCTGTATTGAAGTGTAAACGCAAACCCTCTCAGTTCGAGGTATTTCATCATCTGTATAAACTGAGGCACGAGATCACCGATCTTCTGCTTCGTGACTTTGGATACAGTTATGAGAAATCCGAGAAGCGCGTACTCAAGCGATTCAACGGTAAGGAGTATCGAGACCTTACTGATAAAGAACGTGAACAGTACGACAAACTGAAACAACGACTGGATGCTTTCGATGATTGGTTCATTTATGACGAAAGACAGGTCATTGTGAATTGTCTTAGGGATATCACCAAAGAAGTGTATATCGCCAATAGCATTTACCCGACCTGTCGGGAGGAATTGATTAGGCGCAGACTCCATCAGGAAGAAGCCATTGGTCATTGCTACCGTTTGGTTCAGGAATTGCAGTATGCGATTGAAACGCTTCCTGTCGATGTGAACGTGTTTCTGCGTTTCAGCGAATCAATACAGACAGAAATCAATCTTATCAAGGGATGGAGAAAATCAGATAACAAGTTCAAAGGGGCAATCTCTGAATCCGCTGCTAATTTCTGCTGTGTCAATAACAACGGCAACGCGAACTACAACAACGCCGAGTATCATAACGGCGTTCGCCCCGATTTCGCTTCCGCAGTTAAATAACCGTTTGAGTGTTCTGTGGATAGAGAAAGGAGAGATTGTCCTTCCTCATGGTAAATACCAAACACGACACCACTTCTTACGAGAACTGTGGTTATCAGCGTGAAATATTTGATGGAAACCTTCTCTATGAAAGTTTCTTGAGAGCCAAGCAGGGCTGTGACTGGAAGCCCAAGGTTCAACAGTTTGAAATGACCTATCTCCTTTCCCTCGCCGAAATTCAAAAAGAACTTGAGACTAATTCATATTCGTTTCAACCGAATACAGAATTTCAGCTTCATGAGCGAGGGAAAGTGAGATGGGTTACAGGAGAACACATCAAAGACAGAATTTCAAAACATGCTCTATGCGATGAAATTCTGACACCTTCGGTGAGGAAGTACCTGATTTACGATAACAGCGCTAGTCTTAAAGGAAAAGGCATTGATTTTGCTCGAAGACGATTGCTGGTTCATCTTCGTAAATTCTACATGAAACATCAATCAAATGACGGTTATATTCTGCTGATGGATTTCTCAAAGTATTATGACAATATACGTCATGACTTGTTGATGAAGCAATTCGAGAAATACATATCCGACGAGAAAGCACTTCTATTTCTCAGCAAGGTGATTGATCGTTCAAAGGTCGATGTGTCCTTCATGTCGGATGAGGAATACGCCGGGTGCATGGATACGTTTTTCAATTCTTTGGAATATCAGAAGACCGATAAATCCCTTCGGACAGGCGAGAAGTTCATGTACAAGCATTTGAACATTGGAGATCAGGTGGCACAAGTGGCAGGGGTTCTTTACCCGGTACAAATTGATAATTATATCAAGATTGTACGGGGTGCGAAATACTATGGTCGATACAACGATGACAGTTACATTATCCACGAGGATAAAACATTTCTTGAAAATGTTCTCAAGAACGTCATCCAAATTGCTGACGATCTTGGTATCACCGTAAACACAAGGAAAACCCGCATTTGTAAACTCTCTAGCCTATGGAGATATCTTCAAATTCAATATTCTCTCACCGATACCGGGAGAATTATTCAGAAAATCAACCCGAAGCGCTTGACAGCGATGCGACGTAAGCTAAAAAAGTTGGCGGGAAAGCGCGACGAACAAACCATCGAAAATTTGTTCAAGTCATGGATGCGCAATCATTATCGCCTAATGAGTAAACAGCAACGAAAGAACATGAATACTCTCTATGCTGAATTGAAAGGGGGTGGTTGAATTGATTGCTATGTGCTTGGCTTGACGGATGCAAGCCCTGACGGGGAGCAGGTTCACTTCCCGCCCATTGTACGTTCGCATCTGTGAACGCCACGGAGGACTAGACCAATGACCAATGAAGAACTCACTCGAAAGTACATTCAGCTTGACGAGCGAGTTGTCCGACAGGACGAGCAAATCAAGACTGTCTTCAAAAAGGTGGATGAGATCGGTGACATGGTAGAGAGCGTCCATAAACTCGCAACGTCTATGGAAATTCTCACTCGTGAGCAGCAGTCCACTCAGAAGAAGATCGACAACCTCACCCACGAGGTAGAGGAAATCAAGGAAAAGCCCGGTAAGCGCTGGGACACCGTTGTGACCGTCGCTCTCACGGCGATTGTAACGGCGGTTGTAACCTTTGCGCTGACTCAAACGGGACTGAATTAAGGAGGAAAAGCTATGGATACCATTAAGAAAGATACGATCATCCGTACTGTTGTGCTGCTTCTGGCGCTGGTGAACAACGCCCTGACCCTTTCTGGCAAGAGTCCTCTGCCGATTGAGGATGATGCTGTGGTACAGCTTCTTACCAACCTGTTCACGATGAGCGCTGCTCTGTGGGCATGGTGGAAGAATAACTCCTTCACCAAGAACGCGATTAAGGCCGATCAGGCTCTTGCTGCGCTGAACAGCGGTGAAACGGAGGTTACGATTGAATGAGCTTCAAGTCCTCTGAACTTGTTTCGTTCGTAAAGCGGATGGTCGGTCAGCCATATTGGTACGGTACTTGTGTGTACATTTGTACGAATGATCTTCTCAAAAGGAAGACCGAGCAGTATCCGTCCCACTACGGCAGCAGCCGAACCTCCACTTATAAGAAGCACATCGAAAACCGTATGGTTTGTTCGGACTGCATTGGTCTGATTAAGGGCTTCTTCTGGACGAATGGCGGTCAGGGTGTACTTGAATACATTGCAGGTGGCGAGGAGTTCAAGAGCAAGTACGGCTCGAATAACTGCCCTGACAAGGGCGCGAACGGTATGCTGACTTGGCTCAAATCCAAGGGATGCAAGAACGGCTCGATTGACTCCCTGCCTGATGTTCCGGGTATTCTGCTGTTCAAATCTGGTCACGTTGGCGTATACATCGGCGGCGGTCTGGCTATTGAAGCCGAGGGCTTTGCCTACGGTGTGGTGGAGACGAAGGTTTCCAAGCGTCCGTGGACTGAGTGGGCTTATCTGCCCGAATCTATGCTGGTGTATGACGGTGTAACTTCTATGGAGGATGTGAAGCCGTCTGAGCCTGTCGTGACTGAACCTGAGAAGGTGTACGCCTTTGGTGAACGCACTCTCAAGCATACCTCCCCCGACATGAAGGGCGAGGATGTGATGGAACTGCAAAAGCGTCTGAACGCGCTGGGCTTTGACTGCGGAACGGCTGACGGTATCTTCGGCAGTAAGACCGAGAATGGCGTTATCGCGTTCCAGACGGCGGCAGGAATTGAGGTGGACGGGAAGTTCGGCAAGGAGTCTTTCGCGGCTCTGAGCGCCTATTCCACGCCTGAGAACGAGCCTGAGAGCGATGATGCTCAAAGCTATGCAACCTATGTTGTCCAGAGAGGTGATACGCTCTGGAATCTTGCCAAGAAGCTGCTTGGC